CTTTTCAAGTTTGGCAATAACTCAGATATGGACGGATCGCTAGAAACCATTTGGTCACAGGGCGGTCTGTATTCGTACCTAGCAGCCGCTGCTGCTATGAAAGTCTCAAGTAGCTCCAACGACGATGATGGAGCAGGAACAGGCGCCAGGACTGTGACAGTTCAGGGCTTGGATGGTGACTACAATGAAGTCTCTGAGACGGTTACGCTTGACGGCCAAACAGAGGTACTCACTACGCAAACATTTTTGCGTGTGTTTCGCGCTTTTGTGGTCACTGCTGGTTCTGGTGGCACTGCCGCTGGCACTATTTATGTGGGCACTGGCACCGTAACTGCGGGTGTTCCAGCAAATATTTATGCAGCGATCCCTGTTGGTGCCAATCAAACGCAAATGGCGTTATGGACGGTTCCTGCAGGCTATACGCTCTACATCACGGGCGGCACTTTTTCAGCAGCCTCCAATAATGCAGCGCAATATGTGCTTGGCCAGTTTTTGTTCAGGCCCTTGGGCGGCGTATTCCGCGATGTGGCCGATGTAACGGTCAATTCAAATGTGTTTCGATATGATTGGGAAATACCAATTCCTATCCCTGAAAAGTCAGACATTGAAGCAAGAGCCATTGCATTATCGGGCAGCAACTTTTATGTGACTGCGTCTTTTGAAGGGATGTATATCAAGAATTCTGGGGAATAGCATGCCGGCCAAGTCGAAAGCGCAGTTTCGGCTCATGAAGGCGGCAGAGAATAGCCCGAAGTTTGCCAAGAAGGTTGGCATTCGACCTGATGTGGCTGCAGAGTACACGCAGTCCAATGTAAAGGGGAAATCGTATGCAAAGCTTCCTGAACAGCTTAAGAACGGCGGTCCGAGCCTTGCGATTGGCCGCGGCGAGAAGCTTCCGGCAGATCAAGGCGCGGGTCTTACCGCCAAGGGCCGAGCAAAGTACAATCGAGAAACAGGATCAAACCTGAAAGCGCCACAGCCCCAGGGAGGGCCAAGGCGTGACTCGTTTTGCGCTCGTATGGGTCCAGTTGCGCGTAAATCTGAGCGCGGATCTCGAGCCAGAGCGTCCATGAAACGCTGGAATTGCCCATCATGGTAAGCGATCAGCGTGCGTATAAAGTTTTGCGGCCTCTACTTTATAGGCTTGCCAGGCCTCCTCTTTGCTTTCAAAAAAGCCAATTGTTTTGCGTGTTTTGTTATGAGAGATTCGAGCCATCCATTTCTGGCAGCCCTTGTGCCACCCAACGCCGCGGTAGCCAGATGAGCTATTTTGAGGCGCTGCTCTGTTCTCTTGGTTTTGCTTGTTTGTTGCAAGTCTAAGGTTGCAAATGCGATGGTCAAGTTTATTACCATTAATGTGATCGATGTAAAAACCGGCGGGTATGCGGCCAAACATGTAAAGCCAAATAACCCGTTGAATGCGGTATGTTTTTGAGTTAATTGATACGACCATATAGCCAGATTTATTGACACAGCCAGCTAAAGATCCGCTAATCATGTTTGATCTGCTTTCTCTCCAAGTTAAATGTCCCGAAAGCGGATCGTATTTGAAAAGCTTTTGTAGGAATTCTTGCGTTAAAGTCATGGAGCGCTCCGCAAAATTGAATGCCCAAAGTTTACCACTTTATGTGGAGTGGTGAAATGTCCTATTCCGATACTTATGGCCAGGTTTTTAATGTCCAAACGCTGATTGACCACGCTGCGAGGCGCTGTGGCAAGCTTGCTGAAGAACTAACTAGCGAGCAATTACTAACCGCACGCGAGTCGCTTGGCTTCACGCTGACTAACCTGATCAACATCGGCATTCAATACTGGGCCGTAAAAAAGGAAGTTATCGGCCTAACGCCAGAAAAGTACATTTACACCTTGCCGGTAGGCGCTAATGACGCCCTGAATGTGCTTTATCGGACCATGACACGGCCCTCGGGCAGCTACTCGAGCAGTGCTGGCGGCAATGCAGCCTTAGCTGGAGACAGCGATGTCGATACTTACTGCCTGCAAACAAGCGCAAATGGCAATATCGCGATCAATTTTGGCACCAGCAACCCGATTTATGCTGGGTCAATCGGCCTGCTCCCCTATATTTCTGGTGGTGGAAGTGCCACATGGACTCTCACCCTCGAGTATTCGACCGATGGATCAACTTGGAACACCTTGTATGACATCGGATCAGTGGTTGTCACCGATAAAAAGTGGGCTTGGTATGACATCGATCCAGGTCAGAGCGTCCAATACTACCGAGTAAGGGCGTCTGGCGGCACAACGCTGGCCTTGCGTGAGTTTTATGTGGGCAATAACTCGCGTGAAATCCAAATGGCAAGGCTTAATCGTGACGATTACACCAATTTGCCCAACAAAAACTTCACGGCCAATCAGCCCTACCAGTTTTGGTTCAATCGCACGGTTCCACAGCCTGAAATTTACCTTTGGCCAGTCCCCAACGAGTGGTATGTGCAGATGACGGTCTGGTATTCCAAGCAAATCATGGATGTTGGTGATTTGACTGACGAATTACAGATCCCACAGCGCTGGTATCTGGCCACGATCGGCATGTTGGCGCATCAATTGAGCATGGAATTGCCTGCTGTGCCGATGGAGCGCATCAAATACCTCGAGGACCAGGCTGGTAAGTACCTGGCTTTAGCCGAGGCTGAAGAGCGCGATCGCAGTCCGATTTACTTTGCAGTCAACATAAATCCATATACCCGCTAGAAAAATGAACCTGCTTGAAGGATTTCATAAGCACCACATTACCCCGAGGTATAAGGGCGGGGATAATTCCGCTGAGAATTTGGTTCTTTTGCATCCAATTGACCATGCGATTGTTCATCTGGTCAGATATAAAATATTTGGCAATCCCGCTGATGGCTGGGCATATAACCGAATTATTAATGGCCTGACAGATGAATTAATTCCCAACAAAAAAGGCATTCCCAAACCTTACCTGAAAAAGCCTAAGTCCGCAGAAACACGGGCAAAGATGTCCGCGGCGGCCAAAGGAAAGCCAAAAAGTCCAGAGGCCATAGAAAAGGTTCGCAAGGCACTGATTGGAAGAAAGGCAACGCCAAAACAGATGGCCACGCTTGAACTTGGCCGAGTGCGACCAGAAGGATATGTAAGCCCATTAAAAGGCATTCCTCGTTCTACTCCTTGGTTGATTGGCCGCGTACCAGCAAACAAAGGCATTCCGTTTTCTGATGACACTCGCGCTAAGTTATCAGCCGCAGCCAAGGGTCGCAAGCAGACTGCCGAGCAAATTGCGAAGCGAGTTGCATCGCGCCGCGCTACTCTAGAATCTCAGGGCAGGACAAAATAATGCCAATGTTTCTTGACACCGAGGGCTATGCCGACATCGCAATTGCGATATGCGATCGGTGTCGCATGAAAAGGCCTCACGCCACCCTGGGGCCTGATATCAACTTCCCAGGGTTGATGGTATGCGAGGAAAATTGCAGGGATGAGAAAGATCCGTATCGCTTACCAGCGCGTCAGACTGAGCGCATCAACTTGCGCTTCCCGAGGCCTGATGTATCTGTGGCTGCAATACAGGATAATTTGGTAACCAATAACCAGCAAAACGTCATTATTTCAACGGAAGGCAACACGAACATCATTGAAAATGACGGCAACCTCGATGGAATAGCGGTGTCACCCTAATGGCCAATCAAACCATCACCCAATTACCTACCGCGCAAGCTCTGACTGGCACGGAGCTTGTGCCGATCGTGCAAGACGGTGGCACCGTCAAAACGACGGTGGCAGATATTGCCGCGGTCCCTGTAACCAATTACAGCTTTGTCACAGCAACGAGTGAAGGCTCACTTTCGCAATCACGCCAATTAAGCACTTCAGGTGGTGGCTTAACGCTCACAGATAACGGCGCTGGCTCAACCCTTGTTCTAAGCCTCTCTGGAGCGGCTGCAAGCCTCGTTGCAGCGGGAACGGGTATTCAGGTCAAGACCAGCGCAACAACGCTCACAGCGCGTTCTATCGCGGCTGGAACGACAGGTCTGAGCGTGGCTGATGGTAGCGGGGTTGCGGGTAATCCAACGATCTCCTTAACGGGTATGCCGCTTTACCTTGCGCAGTCCACTGGGGTTGGGTTACTAACGCGAACTAGTGGTAACAGTGTAGGGATTGTGACGCTGCAAGGTACGGCTAATGAAATTGACGTATCCAACGGCACCGGAAATGCCGGAGACCCCACGGTTGGCTTAGCGGACAACCCCACGATTCCTGGAACGGCGGGTATGCTTGTTCCAGTAGGGACCACAGGGCAGCGGACCGGACTGCCCTCAAATGGGATCATTCGATACAACTCCACAACGCAGACCTTTGAAGGCTATGCAAACAGTGCTTGGCGGGACTTTGCGCTCACAGGTGGTGTATTGTCTTTTAGTGCTGGAACAACGGGTTTAACGCCCGCGGTGGCTACCACAGGTGCCGTCACGCTCAACGGCATCCTGATTGGCGCTAACGGTGGTACAGGTGTAGCCAACACGGGCAAGACCATCACGCTAGGTGGCTCGTTGACGCTTTCCGGTGCGCATGACTTAACGCTCACACAGACCGGCGCAACCAATGTGACGCTCCCCACCACGGGAACCCTGGCAACGCTGGCCGGATCTGAAACGCTGACTAACAAGACCATCAGCGGTGCAAACAACACGCTGAGCAATATTGGCAATGCAAGCCTGACGAATAGTTCGGTGACTTACAACGGCGTCACGGTAGCACTCGGAGCCTCGGGAACTATCACGGCATCCAACCCTAATGCTTTAACGGTAAGCACAGGGCTGCAACTCAACTCCGGTACGACTTACGACGGCTCGGC